CCCGTACCCCCTATGTTTTACGCCTCCCCAGCCAAAAAAATTCCTAACTTTTTTGCTTGCCAAGTTGTAACAATAGAGTGTAACAGTGATGTACCACAAAAAACGGGAGAAATACGTTGGCAGTTTATGGATACACACGCGTCTCGACTGAGGACCAGATCGAGAACACATCGCTCGACGACCAAGCACGCCAAATCCAAGGCATCGCGCTCACACACAATTTGGAACTAGACCATATTTACGAAGAGCGGGGCGTCTCCGGCGGTGTCCCACTGCTACGCCGAGAAGAAGGCTGCAAGCTGGCGTTCCTCCGGCCCGGCGATACCGTCATCGTATCGAAGCTAGACCGTATGTTCCGCGATGCGCGAGACGCGCTCAATGTCATCGGCGACTGGGAGGGGGCCAACATCAACCTAATCATCAACGGCTACGGCAATGTGATGGACAAGGCCAACCCGAACGGACGCTTCATGCTAGAGATCATGGCCGTCTTCTCCGGGGAGGAGCGCCGCCGTATCAGAGAACGTGTCACCGCCGGTAAGAGGGCCAAGAAGTCACAAGGCGGATACGTCGGTGGCAAAGTGCCGTTCGGCTTTAAGAAGTCAGGCACAGGCCGCAAGGCCAAGCTGCACCCAGAGCCAAACGCGCAGGACGCGCTCATCACCATGAAGGCCGCACGCGTTAAAGGCCATAGCTACCGCGATATTGCCATTATAGTTGCAAAGCGTCATGGTATCACGGTAAGTCACCAAACAATCGCACGAGTAATCAGGGGAGATAAGAATGACGAAATCTGAACCAAACTTCTTTTTGGAGTTCCTGAAGAAGTACCGCGATGATCCCGTCGGGTTCGTGCGCGATATTCTGCGGACTAAACCGGACCCGTGGCAAATCGAGTTTTTGAAGGCGATTAGTTCTGGTGAGCGTCGTATCTCCGTCCGCTCAGGCCACGGTGTCGGTAAGTCCACGGCTGCAAGCTGGGCCATGCTGCATTACTTCCTGACGCGGTATCCGGTTAAGGTTGTTGTGACCGCGCCGACATCCGCACAGTTGTTCGATGCGATGTTCGCGGAACTGAAGCGATGGGTGAATGAACTGCCCGAAGTGCTGAAGGTTCTGATCGAGGTGAAGGCCGACCGTATTGAATTGAAGGCCGCAGCCAGTGAAGCGTTTATCTCCGCCAGAACGAGCCGCGCTGAAACGCCGGAAGCGTTGCAGGGTATCCACGCCGACAACGTGCTGCTCGTTGCCGACGAAGCGTCCGGTATCCCGGAGAGTGTGTACGAAGCTGCGTCCGGTTCTATGTCGGGCCACAATGCGACGACGCTTCTTCTCGGAAACCCTACGCGAAACAGCGGTCTATTCTACGATACGCACAACCGGCTGAAGGGGGAATGGAAAACCTTCCACGTTAGCTGCCTCGATAGTCCGCGTGTATCCGATGCGTTCGTGCGAGAGATGCAGTTGCGATACGGCGAAGATAGCCCGGCGTACCATGTGCGTGTTCTTGGTAACTTCCCGCCTCGTGAAGAAGATACCGTCATACCTGTCGAGTTGATTGACAGCGCCATGAACCGCGAGATCAAGATAGCCAAGCAGACGAAGAGTGTGTGGGGCCTCGACGTTGCGCGTATGGGGTCGGACGCTTCCGCTCTCGCCAAGCGGCGTGGCCCGGTCGTTGAGGAGATACAGACTTGGAAAGGTCTGGACCTGATGCAGCTAACCGGCGCAGTCGTGGCCGAGTTCGAGGCGCTTGTACCTTCCGAACAACCTGTCGAGATATTGGTCGATAGCATCGGATTGGGGGCGGGTGTGCTTGACCGTCTGCGCGAACTGGGCCTGCCAGCGCGGGGGATCAACGTGGCTGAAAGTCCTGCGATGAAAGGGACTTACGCCAACCTACGCGCCGAATTGTGGTTCAAGTGTAAGGGATGGTTGGCGAACCGTGACGTAAAGATACCGAAGGATGAGCAGTTGTTCGCCGAGTTGGCGTCACCGCGCTACACCTTTACCTCGTCGGGTAAGATGCAGGTGGAGAGTAAGGAGAGCATGAAGAAGCGCGGGCTTCCGTCACCCGACAAGGCGGACGCCCTCTGCCTGTGCCTCGCCACCGATATATCGACGATCATGCACGGATACTCAATGGCCAACAAGTCGGGGGCCTTACGGCGTAACATCAAGGGTGTTGTTTGACATAAGCGAATGATGTGTTATATTTCTTTTGCCCGGCAGGTTTCTCCTCTCCCTCTCCCTGCCGGGCGACTAAGGGTGTGCGCGGCTAGGCCGGTAATAGCGACGAGACGATACTGCTCCTTCGTCATGAACGCCGCCATCCTACTTTTTTTGCTTTTCTGTGAGTTATAGGGTATATACCCGCCACAGGGAGCGTATCCGTGGAAACAAAAACTTGTACGAAATGTGGCGAAGAGAAGCCGACTGACGACTTCCATCCCCAAAGGCGTACATGTAAGAAGTGTATGCGTGCGTACCAACAAGCCTTTGCCGCCGCCCGCCCGCATTACCACCGCGACCGCAATCTCCTGCGTAGATACGGGATTAGTAACGATGAGTACCAAACAATCATCGCCAATCAGAATTTCGCTTGCCCTATTTGTAAGGTAGAAATATCTGATACATTAGCGTATAGAGATAAACGATCAGTTGTCGTAGACCATAACCATGAGACGGGCGATGTGCGCGGCATACTATGTTCGGGGTGTAATTTAGTTCTTGGCCACGCGAGAGAGAGTACGGAAGTTCTTTACCGGGCCATTGTGTATTTGAGTGAACGCGGCGCGTATACGCCGAAGAAATAGGTTTGGTTGCATGGTCGCAAAGCGTTTTCAAAATCCGAAGGGCGGCCTCAACGAAGCGGGCCGCAGCCACTTCAAGAAGACCGAAGGGGCCAACTTGAAAGCGCCTGTAAAATCAGGCGATAATCCACGGAGGGCGTCATTCTTAGCACGTATGGGAAACATGCCGGGGCCAGAGCGTAATGCGAAAGGCGAACCGACCCGCCTTCTCTTATCTCTGCAAGCGTGGGGTGCGTCATCTAAAGCAGACGCGAAGTCCAAAGCCAAATCAATATCCACCCGAAACAAGGGGAAGTCAAAATGAAGATGGGTCTATACAGCAACATTGCAGCCAAGAAGGAACGGATCAAAGCTGGTTCTGGCGAAAAGATGCGTAAGCCGGGAACGAAGGGCGCTCCTACCGCAGCCGCGTTTAAGGCCGCTGCGAAAACCGCAAAGGGTAAAAAGAAGTGAAGAAACCAACTAAGGCCGACAAGAAAGTGGCTAAGGTCATGGGCGAATATAAGCGAGGCACATTGCACGCTGGTGTAAACCCTAAAGGCCCTGCAAAGGCTCCCTTGGCTAAATCGCGCAAACAGGCTATAGCTATTGCCCTGTCCGAAGCTGGCAAGTCCAAAAAGAAGTAAGGCTAAAATATGGCGTATCGCAATAACCGTAAGCCGAGTAAGGCCGACATGGCTAAGAACAACCGTATGTATCAAGATACCGGGGTTCCCAACGCCAACTCGGAAAACGACGACAGCGAAGATATGTCTAATGAAACTTCGATGGAACTTCCCGACGGTACGGAAGTTTCCATTGAAGAGCCAGAGATGGAAGACGAGCAGGTCGAAGAGCCTATGTCTGAAGAAGAACTTCAGAACATCGTCATCGCCGAGATTGACGACGCTCAAAATTATATAGACGACGACATCAGCCCGCAGCGTGCGCTTGCGGGCCAGTACTATAAGGGCGAACCATTCGGCAACGAAGAGGAAGGCCGGTCGCAGGCGATGTCGATGGATGTACGGGATACTGTACAGGCCATGATGCCGTCGATCATGAAAGTATTTTTCGCGGCGAACAACGTCGTCGAGTTTGCGCCGAACGGCCCAGAAGATGTGGCCACCGCGCAGCAAGCGACGGATTACGTCAACTACTGCCTGACACGCGACAACAACCTATTTAACGAATGCTATTCCACATTCAAGGACGCTCTGATCCGTAAGAACGGTATCATGAAAGTTTGGTGGAATACCGAAAAAGATGTCACGACCCATTACTTCACGGGTCTGGACGAAGCTACATTCTCCGTCCTTCAGGCCGATGCCAATATCGAAGTTAAGGACGTAGAGATTACCTACGGCGAGACGATGGTCGAAACGCCGATGGGCATGATGAGCCAAACCCAGCCCGCGACCTACGACTGCACCGTTGTCCGTACAGTTGAGAAGGGCCGTCTGTGCGTTCAGTCTGTACCGCCCGAAGAGTTTCTGATTGACCGCCGTGCGCGTTCTATTGAGACCGCCGAGTTTGTAGCCCACCGTCGTTACGTTACCGTGTCCGATCTTGTGAAGATGGGCTACGATTTCGATGAGGTTCAAGACCTTGGCTTCGAAACGCTTGACGACTTTGAAGGCAACCAAGAAACCTTTGACCGTAACCCGCAAGCGTTTGTCCAAATCACAGGCCGCACAGATACGACATCGCGCAAAGTCCTATACATTGAGGGCTATGTGTACGTTGACATGGACGGCGACGGGATCGCGGAACTTTGCCGCGTCTGCGTTGCTGGCACGGCCAACAAGGTACTGCATTGGGAACCTTGCGACTTTATTCCGTTCGTAGACTTCTGCCCCGATCCAGAGCCACACACATTCTTCGGCATGTCGATTGCCGACGTGACGATGGACATTCAGCTTATCAAGTCGAATATCCTTCGTAACACGCTGGACAGCTTGGCTCAGTCGATCCACCCACGCACGGGTGTTGTTGAAGGCCAAGTCAACATCGAAGACGTAATGAACACCGAAGTTGGTGGCATCATCCGTATGCGCGCACCGGGTATGGTGCAGCCGTTCACGATGCCGTTCGTCGGGCAGCAAGCCTTCCCGATGTTGCAGTACATGGACGAACTGCGCGAGAACCGCACAGGTATTTCCAAGGCCGC